GCCAGGCGAGCCCGGGTTGCTCTCGTCGAGCCCCTGCAGCGTTGCCCGTGCCAGGGCAAGCTTGAGCTTGGCCCGGGCTTCGTCGGGCATGTCCTGCTCTTCCGTGAGCAAAGCCGTGCGGAGCAGGTCGTCAACCGGGAAGGTGCCGCCGGCCTTCTGAGTGTTGAGCGCCGCCGTGGCGACTTCTTCGGCGATCAGGCAGCCCGTAGTACGGGAAAAGCGGTTCGGGGTTGGCAGGTTGTGCTCCAGCACATACTCGGCAATGTCCAGACCACCCCCGAAATCACCGGCATCGAAGCGCCAGATCATCACGGTGGTCAGCACGTCATCATGCGCGCCCTTTCCAGCCTCAAGGATGCCGTCGACATACGGGACGTACTCCGGCAACAGAATGATTTTGAGCCTGGCCTTGGCCTGCTTGGACTGAACTTGCTTGAGGCGCAGCTGGTCCTGTTGCAGTTTGGCCAGCATCAGCTCATAGCTGGTCAGGCCTTCCATCATGGCCGCCGGCGCAGTGGCGGCCGCGTCCTTGGCGGCCAGCTTGCGCAGTCGGGTACGTTGGGCGAGGGTCAAAGACATGGTTAGACCTTCTCGATGTTCTCGACCAGGGCGCAGGCGCCAAAGTCTTCCACGACATATGCCTCGTTCGACGACTGGTAGTCGGCGATCTGGTCGGCGTCCGGTTCATCGCGTACATGGCGACGGCGCTTTTCGTTCTGGTAGTAGATCGACAGGTTGGACAGAGGGCCTACCCAGACACCACCTTCGATGAAGAACGGGGCGTCGTACTCAATCGGCAAGCCGCCCAGGCGGGTTTTGGCGATGATGTCGTCGGCGGCGTTCGCCTCCTGGTTGGAAGCAGCCCCATTTTCCAGTGCTTTGAGCTGCTTCTCGTGCAGCAGAGCATGGTCAACGATTACGACCAGGTCGGAACGCTTGCGATGCCATGGGTCCAGCAGCTGGATGGCATCGAACACCAGGGCGTCAAGGGTCTTGTAGTCCCCAGTAGCGCCGATGGTCACCTTGCCGGCAACCTTGCCTTCATCAATGACGCGCTCTGGGGCGCGCTCGCGCATCTTCTGCAGCCAACCGATGTTCACGTCTTGCAGCATCGGGTTTTCGGTCAGGTCGGTGTCAGCGGCAGCACTGGTGCCGTTGAAGCCGATCATGATGCGGTCCAGGCCTTGTTGTTGCGCGATCGAGCCAGACAAGCGGGTCTGGAAGTCTTTGAACTTCGCCCAGGCGTCGAGCCGTGCGTATGGAGTGGCGGTATCGAAGTTGGTTTTCTTGCAGGCGTAAGTGTCGGCGGTGAGCGCGGCAACGTCGCGAGGCTGACGGCGTTTGCCTGAACCAGTGGCGGTGCGGCCAGCAGTCGGGCCATTCACGCCCAGCAGGATGGCTTCACCTTCCGCTTCGTCCACGCCGATGATGTTGATCTTTTTCAGGAACGCGCTGGACTCCTGAATTGCGCTTTCCAGCTTCTGCGCTGGGTTTGGCGCCACGGTGTAAGTCTCGGTTACCGAGCCGACATCGTTGATTTTGGCCTGGTTGGCCAGGTAGCCGTTGAAGGCGATCCGGGTTGCTTTCTGCATGGTGGTTCTCCGAACTGGTGGTCTGTGGGGCTTCGGGGATCAGTACTCGGCCTGGATCTGCCCGTCGCCACCGGTCACTGGTGGGCGTTGCGTCTGGGAGTGGTCTTCGGTTTCGCCCAGGCGCTTGACCAGCTCGTTGAAATCTTTGGACAGCTTGTCGTGGTCGGCCTGGAGCTTCTCGCGTGCGGTTTTCTCCGCCGTGAAGGCTTCGGCCTGCTCGGCACCATGGGTTGCGATCTGCTCGATCAGCTCGCCCAGGGCGGTAAAGCTGGCGGCGTCCTTGCCTTCCTTATCCTTGCTCTTGCCGAGGAGTTCGCCGACCTTGTCACGCAGTGCTGCGAACATGGACGGGGTTTCGACGACTTCCTCGAATTTGATGGAAACCTCTTCAGCTGCGCTGAACAGGTTGTCCTGGTGCTGCTTGCGAGCGGCGAGACCGCTTTGCGCACTGAACTTGAGGGCCTCGGTACCCAGGCTGGCCGGGCTGTCGGTAACCGCCAGGCCAACCAGATAAGCCTTGCCCGACTCGGCAAAATTCGGCTGAACCTCTGCCGAGGTGTAGATCTTCTGACCCTTCTTGTTCAACTCGATCAGGCTCGCGGTCGGTTCGATCTTCGCGTAAAGAGCGAGCTTCTTCTCGCCGCTGATCTCGACCTCTTCAGCTTTCAGGGCCAGCACGTCGCCGAACGAACCGAACAGGCTGTCCGGGCCCAGGCCGCGGATGTGCTCGCAATTGAGGCGGGCGCCGTAGGTTTTCGGGTCGTAGGTCGCGGCCATCTGCTCGATCCAGGAGCGCTCGATGGTGCGGCCGTCAGTGGTTGCGCCCTCGACGAAGATGCGGAACCAGTCGGAGCGGTAGTTCTTGGCGGGGGCGTTGCTTGCGGCCATGTGGGCAGTCCTCAATGCGGTGGCGTTGTGCCTTGCGATGAGGGGCATGGTCCGCAGCCGGGAGATCTGCGGCAACGCGCTGCACTTGTAGTCCTCACGGCTACAGTGGGCGCCTGTGGGTGAATACGCGCGCGAGCGGCAGCATCGGCGCCATGAACACTACCGCCCAACCCACGCTCGATCCGCGCCGCCAAGCCAAGTTCATGTATTGGACGGGTTGGCGCATCACCGATATCGCCGACTATCTCGACGAGAAAGAAAAGACCGTACACAGCTGGAAGGCCCGGGACGAATGGGACAGGGCCGATAACGTCGAGCGCATCGGCGGTGCCCTGGAGGCGCGGTTGGTGCAGCTGATCCTGAAGGAAGGCAAGACCAGCGGCGACTTCAAGGAGGTCGATCTACTGCATCGCCAGCTGGAGCGGCAGGCACGCATTCAGCGGTACCAGGGCGGCGGTACCGAAACCGATCTCAACCCGAACATCGCCAAACGCAACGAAGGGCCGAAGAAGCAGCCAAAGCGCAACGAGCTGGACGAGGATCAGATCGAGCAACTGGTCGAAGCGTTTAGGGATAGCTGTTTCGACTACCAGCTCGACTGGTACCGGGCGGGTAATCAGCGCACCCGGATGATCCTGAAAAGCCGGCAGATCGGCGCCACTTTCTACTTTGCTCGGGAAGCGCTGATCGACGCCATTACGACCGGCCGAAACCAGATTTTTCTGTCGGCAAGCAAGGCCCAGGCCCACCAGTTCAAGACGTACATGCAGGCATTCCTCAACGAAGTGCTGGGCATCAAGCTCACTGGCGATCCCATCGTGCTCTGGAACAATGCCGAGCTGCACTTCCTGGGGACCAACTTCCGTACCGCCCAGGGCCGGTCGGGCAACTTCTACTTCGACGAATTCTTCTGGGTGCACGGCTTCGCGGAGATCAACAAGGTTGCCTCGGGCATGGCGCTGCACAAAAAATGGCGCAAGACCTATTTCTCGACGCCAAGCAGCATGGCGCACCCGGCCTACACCTGGTGGACCGGGGAGCGGATCAACAAGGGCAAACCGACCGCCCAGCACGTTCAGTTGGATGTGACACATGAGAACCTGCAGCAGGGCCGGCTATGTGAGGACAAGATCTGGCGACAGATCGTCACGATCATGGACGCCGAAGCCAGGGGCTGCGACCTGTTTGACCTGGATGAACTACGGCTTGAGTACGATGCTGCAGCCTTCCAAAACCTACTCATGTGCCAGTTCGTGGATGACGGGCAAAGCATTTTCCCGCTGAGCATGTTGCAGCCCTGCATGGTGGAAAGCTGGGACTGGCCAGGCTACAGCCCGTTTGCTGCTCGGCCCTACGGCGAAAGGCCAGTGTGGGTGGGATACGATCCGGCGGAAACCGGTGACTCGGCCGGCCTTGTGGTGGTGGCGCCGCCACTGGTACCGGGCGGGAAGTTCTTCATTCTGGAGAAGCATCAGTTCCGCGGGATGGACTTCAACTCGCAGGCCGAGACTATCCGCCAGATCACCAAGCGCTACAACGTGGCTTACATCGGCATCGACACCACCGGTATGGGCAGCGCCGTGGCCCAGCTGGTGCGCCAATTCTTCCCGGCGCTGCGCACCTTCAGCTACAACCCCGAGGTCAAGACCCGGCTGGTCATGAAAGCGTGGGATGTGATCAGCAAGGGACGCCTGCAGTTCGACGCCGGCGCAACCGATATCGCCCAGTCGCTCATGGCCATCCGCAAGACCATCACCCCTGGCGGTCGCCAGTTCACATACACCGCGGGTCGGAGTGAGGCCACCGGCCACGCCGACCTGGCCTGGGCGCTCTTCCACGCGTTGCACAACGAGCCGCTTGAAGGCCAGACCGCAACAAATACACGCATCATGGAGATCTTCTGATGGGCAACATCGATCAGGCCGGCGCCTTGCCGGCGCCCGCGGGTGAGCTGCTCGCCAACCCCAGCGCCCGAGCAGAGGCGTTCACCTTTGGCGACCCGGTACCGGTCCTGGACGGACGAGAGATCCTGGATTACCTGGAGTGCTACGACAATGGCCGCTGGTATGAGCCGCCGGTCTCCCTGGACGGTTTGGCCCGATCATCGAAGGCCAGCGTCTACCTGCAGTCAGGCCTGATCTTCAAGCGCAATGCCCTGGCCAGGACCTTCAAGCCCCACAGGCTGCTGAACCGCCAAGCCTTCGAGCAAATCGTCATGGACCTGGGCTGGTCGGGCAACCTGTATCTGGAGAAGCGCGACAACATGCTGCGCGACACCCTCGGCCTTCGGCCATGCCTGGCCAAATACATACGCCGCGGCTCCGATTTGCAGACCTACTATCAGGTGCGCGGCTGGCGGGATGAGCACGAGTTTCGGCCGGGTAGCATCTGCCACCTGCGTGTGGCCGACATCAACCAGGAGGTGTACGGCCTACCTGAGTGGCTGCCGGCGCTGCAGGCCGCGCTGCTCAATGAAGCGGCCACGCTATTTCGGCGTAAGTACTACCAGAACGGCAGCCATGCGGGGTTCATCCTGTACATGACCGACGCCGCTCAGAACGAAGACTTTGTCGACGACCTGCGAAAGGCGATGAAGAGCAGCAAGGGCCCGGGCAACTTCCGCAACCTGTTCATGTACGCGCCCAACGGTAAGAAGGACGGCATTCAGCTGATCCCGATCAGCGAGGTGGCCGCGAAGGATGACTTCGGCGCTATCAAGAACATCAGCCGCGACGATCAGCTGGCGATGCTGCGGATACCGCCGCAACTGATGGGAGTGGTACCGCAGAACGCGGGTGGATTCGGCTCAGTCCGCGATGCCACTGAGGTCTGGGCCATCAATGAGTTGGAGCCCGAGCAGGCCAGGCTGTTGCAGATCAATGAGTGGTTAGGGGAGGAGGTGATCCGCTTCAACCCATACGAGCTACCGGCCGACAAAGCCAACTGAAGCACTGGAAACAGAAAAGCCGCCCATCGAGGCGGCTTTTTTGAGGGTGGCGATTTATTCGTAAAGGGCGGCCACTTCTTGAACCTGTATGTCGTCTTCGTTTGCCGGATCGAGATCAAGCTTGTTCAAGTCCAGGAACATCACCGGCTCAGGCCTTGCCTGATTCTCCTCCGTTTCCAGCATCGTGAAACCGGAACGTTCATAAAACGAAACTGACCGGGCTTTAGAATCGGTGACCAGGAATCGGCAGCCGACGTTTGGCCCAATGTGATCAGCTGCGAGCGCAATGGCGAGATCGACTAACGCCTGACCTATCCGACACCCACGATAATCAGCATGGCATGCAAGCCTCGCGATCTTCAAGGCAGGCATCGATGGATAGCGGTTGGCGTGAGGACAGTCATCAAGGGCATACATTTCCCCCAAATCGACTTCGCTACACGTCAGGCTGATATAGCCGATCACTCGCGACCGTTCGCCTGGCGCCGTAGGCGGCAGGGCGGCCACGTATGTGACCGCCACATTAGCGTCTTGGTAACTGAGCGCGTGTTGGATGAGGAAGGACTTCAGTGGTCGGAAGTCCAGGTCAGGTCCCATAGAGAAGCGATTCGTCTGATGCACCGCATCAAGCTTTTCTAGGAAGTAGTCAACCCCTGGCTGCATGAAATGATTCTATTTCAGCGTGCAGCTTGGTTTGACAGTACCTGACCCAGAAGGGCACGGCCACGGGCATAAGAGGCCTTGGCACGAGGGTTTGGGGCGTCTTCGCGAATGTGTTTCGCGAAGCGTTCGGCATCACGATCTGTGAGTTCTACGCGGCTGAAGGTGTCACTTTTGATAGCCATTTAGCATCCCTGAATTCGCTAACGCGAGATCGACGTGTTGTCGGAGAACGTGACATCACTATGTCACGCGCGCATTTTCTTGTGGAATTGACGTTTGTGTCAACGTATTCAAAAGATAGTTGAATAGCGAACCGACAACCGGATGCTTCAGCACGAATCGTTCTGCGCTGTTAAAACGCTGCGTGGATTGCTGGCTTAGGTCAGGTTCAGGACCAAGAGAATGCATTGTGAAGCTGCTTGACACTACCCGATAGGGTCGGCCCCCGTGGTCACATTGTGCCCCAGCCCGGCAGAAAATTTGTGGGTTTGAAAACGAAAAAACCCAGTTAATCCTAACACTTGGACACCTTTCAAGCCACTCATTTAACGGGTTTGGCCCAACGTTTCCGGGGGTTAGAGCACCGGATAGATTGCCGGTGGTGGACGGTTGTGATTGGTAGCCTGGCCGCCCCAAGTAGAAAAGCCACCCTGTCGATGAAGGTTCGTTTCCATGCATGCATGTGCCCGGGCGACCTTGAGATCGTGACGCAAGGCGATGACCTGCTGATTCAGCTCCCAGTTGATGTCGACCAACTTCTGCAAATCTTCCCGGGCCTTGGCCAGCTGTTGCCACGCCTGCTCACTTTCATGGCGGAGCAGCACTAAGTGGTGCGCAGCCATTTCTTCGTGGCTGGGCATCCCCAGCTCGAACCCTCCGTCATCGATGAGCACCATAGCCACCCCCGTTCATTGATACTGTATGAGCATACAGTACCACTAACGCGAACGCCGGCCGAGCCCTGTCGGCTGCATGGTGCTGACCCCGGCGCGCGCCCTCGTCCCCCCGCCACGCCTGCGGGCTAAACGTGTCGGAAATTCCGCGCCCCTGCGGGCAGGGTCAAGCCGCCCCGTGTCTGGGCTTGGGCAGGCGATCAGGTGTGGGGGAGTTCTGCGAATCCCTGCAGCGGGGGGTGTTTTGGTGGCGAATGGGGAGCTGTGCCGTCTCGTTCTGGGGGAGGCGTGGGAAAAAGGTAAGTTTTCGTTGAGAGGGCTTTAGGGGATGTGAAGTGCCCGGATTTGCTGGGCTTGGTCGCTAACTTTGGATGGTTAGGAATGGTTAGGATTGAGGTTAGGGATTCTCAAGTGCCTGATTTTAAAGGGTTTTATTTTTGACAAACTGACTATAGATAAAGGTTAGTAAATTACCAATATTTAACCAAAACATAACTTTTACAGGTCTTCTGGAAGCCAGAAAGGGAGGGGGACGCAGCCTGTTCGCCAAAAAACTAACCGACCTAACCTTTTTCCGATGGGTCAACATCAAATGGCGGTCGCCCCTAGGGGGAGGCTGGTCGAGGGTGACACGCAGATCTGCGCTTATGCACGCCTCTTGTTACGTCGGTTGTTACGCGTACTGCCGAATCCACATGAGGAAACGCGCGTAACACCTTGATAAATATGGTGCCGGCACCAGGAATCGAACCCGGGACCTACTGATTACAAGTCAGTTGCTCTACCATCTGAGCTATACCGGCAATGGGGCGTCATTATAACGATCGTTTGGCGCCTGTAAACCACTTCCTTGCGATTGTTTGCAAATGAGCTAAGTCACCGGCTTAAAAGGAGATTTTTCCTACCAGCCGCGGTGGATCGTGTTGACGTTTGGCTCGGTTTTGCCGGGGTTGAAAAACAGCTTGTCGTTGTCGCAGCCGCGCTTGCGGCAAGGGGTCTCGGCGCGCAGGGGGAGGCCTCGGTCGCCGCCCAGCTGCATGGCGGGGGTGTCCCAGCCCAGATTGCTGGAAGGCTGGCTTGGGGTGCCGCCGGCACACGCGGTCAGGGCCATGGCGAGGGTCAACAGGGCAAGGGGCTTGGCTTGGGTCACGATGAGGGTCCGTTGTTCCATTGTCGGCTCTGGCGCAACGCCAGAAGGTCGCAGGGCTGGCGGTCAGCGTGCGACGTGTCTTTTTAATGATTTGGGGGGCGGATGATACACCCTGGAAGGAGAGGCGGTGCGTGACCTGTAAGGCATTTCTGAAGCTGAAACCAAATGCTTCGGGGTTGGCCTGCTTCGGACCTATCCTACGCGCGCTGCCGAAGTATCGCTGTTGTCGGGGAAGTGCCTCACGGATACCGTTTTCGGGTCGTTTCGGCGACCGGGTGTGAGAACCCGATTATGAATGAGTGCTACCTCGTAATGGTGGCTGTACGCGGGCAGGCTTCGGTCTG